AGTAACCTTAGCTAAGACATAGTCTGAACCCCATGTAGAAGAATCAGTACCACCATCTGTCATCATAGGTACTTTAATCAACTGTCCTGGTAAGAAAAACAGTGGAGATGTTCCTGCATCACCAACATCAATCTTATTCGCTGTATTACCAAAGATATTTTGTACATTACCTTCAGTTTTATAGTCACCAGCCATATAAAGCTTAAGTGAATCACCAGCAACTGGAGTTCCACCATCATTAAATGCTAATAATGTTGCATCACCAAATGCATCAGCGCCTGTATTTAATACATAGCCTATTGCATAAGCGTAGCGTTTGTTCCACGAAGGTCGTTTTTCTGCCCATTTAAAAGCAGGGTCGTCCGTTGATTTCTTAGATACCTTCGATACGAATCTAAAAAAAGGATCTTGAGCTATTGCTAATTCAGATACTCGCTCACCGAAATTATACTTGCGACGTAAGTCACCAGTAGCATAATCAGTAGAAGTACCCGGCCCAAATGCATTCGAATGGTCTGCTACGGTAAGGTCTTTAGCACCTGTACCACCTTGCACACCAGTCTGAAATATATCAGCCATTGTGTATTCCTATTCTATATGTCTTCTTTCAGCTGCCTATATGGCCTTCAAGTAAGACGATTAACTAAACAAGTCGTCCATGTCATTTGAACCTCCCAATAACTCATCAAATACTTGATCGTCCTGGGAAACATCTGCACGTGGACTATTTACGTTTGCCGTTGTAGCAGGCATGGTTCGGACATTCTTGGCTTGTTGGAGCATATCAGATCTCGTATTTCTAGCTACTCTTGAAGCAGCCTTGTCTTTATTTAATAGATGATATACATCATCCAAAGACATTTTACGAGTCTTAGCTCCATCCATCATTGATTTGAACTGAGCTTCAGACATATTGCGCTTCTTCATAAAAGCAGCAATTTCCTGTTGCCTTTGAAAACTCTTTTGCTGTTTTGCAGCTTGAGCTTTTTCAGTATGCATCAATGAACCTACACGTTTATTAACTACGTTATCTACTTGAGCGTTAAAAACTTTCGCAGACTTAGAATCTGGATCACTAAGAGCTTCATCGTGATCATACACGAAATCTTCTCCTAATCCCAATTCTTCTTTAATAGTCTTTGAAGGTCTTCCTCCGTCCTTGAAATAACCTCTAACGTGACTTACAAGTCCGTCATCCTGCTTCATTGCATCCAAAAGTGGTACAAACGGTTTGAGCTGATTTAGCTCTTCACGCATTTTAGTAGCCTCTCTACTAGAATCTGCATACCTCTTCTGCCAATTAACCAAATTTCCTTGAGCGGCCGATTTAGCATTTGGCGTTACCTTATTAGGGGCCTTTGCTTTAGTTGGTGTTGACTCTATTGGTTGATCGTCCATAATACCGCCATTTACCTGGCGTTCCAATCCTTCAAAAAAATCATCAGTGCCTTTATTAGGGTTACCTTGATTTTGATTTGCCATTATACTCTCCTAACTCTTATTTTTTTGTTTTTCTTTATTGATTTCAGCATCTATTAATAATCCTAGCTTTTTATTAGCCATATTATGATTTAGCTTCTGACTCTCCATGAGGACCTTGTTTTGAGCTTTAGCCTCGTTAAGCTGTTTATCCATGCCAGAGTTAACTTGATTACGTTTCTTGTCAACTTCAACTGTAGCCTGCATAACTTTATTCTTAATTCCTGCTTGAACAAGCTGTCTTTCAAGCGTTTCGATAGTTCCATCTTTGTCTTTCACTTGTTCCTCCATGCTTGATACTTGACCTTGCATTTGAGATAGTTGAGACTTTCTCTCCACAAGCTCTTCTTTGTTCTTAATATCTGTTTCAGCTAATAGAGCTATATCATCAATAACTCCTAACTGCATTAATTCTTTAAGCTCAGCTAAGTATGCCCATCTATTAACCGGCAATGTTGATCCTGCAACAATTCTAATATCAAACTTAGCAGTACCATAATCGTTAAATCTTTCTATCTCGTCTCCAAAGTCATTATATAAAGGCACATTAATTTCAACGGATTTCTCACTCTCAATTGAGTTTGGTTGAACTATCTGGAATACCTTATGAGCAGTATAAACAGTTCTTGTATATTCTGATAGTATTTTACCTAATTGCTTTAATGCTGGTTCAATTGAGTTCTTCATCCACTGTTTGACTCTTCTAGTTCCATATTCATCCTGAGCAAGCATACCCTTGTAAGTATCATGCTGTGAGCCTGTATCTCCTTGACTGGCTCCATAAATACCAGCTAAATATTCCATATCTTGCTTACCTTCATTAACAATACTAAAAAACGCATTAGATAATGGAGCAGGCTGAATTGCTGTTGGTGCTACTGAACCTGGTCTTATAGGGAGTAATGCTCCAGGTGAACTAGAGTATTTTTCCCAATAGTCTGTATCTATGCTACCTTCTTCATGCATCCATCTAAGACTAGAGCCTAATGATGCATTATGTAGCATTAATTGATGAGCTTTATTCATCTCTCTTTGTTTGCCCACAAGAGGAGATACTGCTGAAATAGGATAAGGAGTACCAGTCCATTTAAAATGTAATGGGACTATTGGGTACTCTGTAATCTTTTCAGGTAATGTTTTTTCATAAATAGTCTTATTGCCAATCACACAAGTTTGTTTAATCCTAGTCCCAAAGAAATCTACCTTATCTACAATAAGGCCTTCTATAATTGGGTCTTGAATCATTATATTGTACTCTTTCTTACTTATAATCTTATTCTCAATCTTAGATGCTTCATTCTCTAGTTCAGCCATCATTGACTGTTCAGCTCCCTGTAGCTGAGCTTTATTCTCCTCAAGTAATTTTTTCATCTCCAATTCAAATCTTTCTGGAATCATTTCTCCAGCCTCAACAGCCATAGCCATTTCTTTTTCTTGCTCTTTCATAGCTACTTCCATCTCAGTAGCCATCTCTTGCATATTTTTAATAACTTGCTCTTTGATTCCAGCTATAGCTTCTTCATTAGGTGGTACCTTATGAAATACATTAACATATGCTACTTTAACTTTTTCATATACCTCAAATAACTCTAGAAGCTTACCTTGCTCTCCAGTTTCATTATTAATAGATTCTGACTCTCTTATATCTTTATAATCAAAATCTTTTTGCATGCTCCCCATAGATTTTTCACTATAACTATAATCTATATTTTGATCCGATGCTGCTTTTTTAATCTTTGCTTTACTATCAGGGAATAAACTTATTAAGTGGCTTTCTGGTAATACTTTCCTAATCATAACAAAAGAAGCATCCCTAAACAGCATATCTCTTGATTTAGGATCTACATAGACATCAAATGGCTCTGGCTGGCTAACTTTAACATCACCCATACCTTGATCTGAATCAGCATCTACACTAATCAAAAGGTAACCAATTGACTTTGTAATTGCATCATTAACTGCATTTGCATATAATGTGCTTCCATCTGATATATACCATACATAGTCTGCTATGTCTGAAAATACGGCAGCTACAGTTGTATCACTACCATCAGCTCCAATAGCCTGCCATCTAGGGTCATTTGCAGTAGCATAAAAGTTAAGCATCTCTACTACCGGCATTATGCGGTTAATAGTAAATGTAGGCATGCCTTGCTCTTCTAATGCTCTTCTTTCAATATCAGTCAGTTGATTATCATTAGCAAAATCAAAACCCTTTTGATTAACGTACTCCCATTGAATACGGGTCTGAGTATTAACATTATTAAATAATGTCCTTACTCTACTGGCTACTTTATCTTCTTTTTTTGCCATACAGCTCCTATGCGGTTGCTACGTATATTTCTAAATCAACGGTCCCAGTATCGGCCTTTGCATCTATTTTCGTAATAGTCTCACTACTAAAAGAATCTAAATCTGCATGACTATCAAACCCAACAGGTGTTCCTAGAATAAAGCTTTTACCAGCTTCTAATTTATGCTGAGAGTAATGAGCATTGCCTTCAAAATGTAACAATACAAATCGAGAAGCATGCAAATTAGTAATTCGTATATACTTCACATTTGCAGATATATACGTTCCTTGTGCTACAACAGAACCTCCTGCATATATCTGTTGCTTAGCACTATGCAAAACTGCAACTATACGTTTATCGACTCCATTAATGCCAGATATAGATAATGCATTTTTAGCACCATAGTTACTACCATTTAATGTAACCGCTTCTGTTATATTTACTTTTAATGTTGCCATATTATATCCTTAAGCCTTAGTCCAGAATGCATACTCAACTTGCACTTCACTAGCGTGAGCTA